CTTTCGATCTAGGGGTTTGTGTGCTATCTCTTTTAAACTTACTATACACAAACCCCAATTTCATTATCCCATAAAGTAATCTCGCTGGCACCATTGAGTGCGCGATACTGTGTTGGATTTTTTGAAGGCTTGTTCATATTAATACTATTTAGTATCTTTTTTATTATTTTCGTCGAGTATTTCAACTTTTTTCCATTTAATTGGATATTCTGTTATTTCGGAATCCGGATCAACAAGGTCTTCAAAAACATCCCATAACTTTTCGGAAACAACATATTTTGTGAATAATCCTGTTTCTAATCCATAAGCATCTAGTTCCCAAGGATGCAAATAGTAATCCAACTTTGTGCTATCTATTGGAACACCTCTCCAAACATCCAAAGAAGAATTGGTTTCACCATATGCAAATTGTCGTATGTGTACCATTTCATGAGCAAGTGTTCTAAGAATCTCTTTTGCTCCAATCCAAGGATGAATTTCTATGAGAAACTCTCTGGCTTTATTGTTTGAGTTGTAATCTTCTATGGAGGCGAGGGCCCAATATTCTAACTTTTTATTAAACTTTACATTCAACGTGATGTTGCTTCTAAGTTTATCGGAAGGTATTAATTGCTTACCATAGAATTCAAGTGCGCGTTTAACGTATGGCCTAAACTTTTTATCTGGACAATTAACAATTTTGATATTCACGAAAATCTCCCGTTAATCGCAGACCGATTATTTAGGAAATTTGGGAAACCTAAACCTGCTGAGTTGGAATTCCAGATTTTCTTAGAAAGTTAAGACCAGAATCATCCCTATAAGAATTTCTATAAAAGACACTCTTTATACCACTCTGATAAATCAACTTAGCGCAATCCATGCAAGGAGCATGAGTAATAAACATTGTAGAGTCCACACCAGATTCATTAGACTTTGCAAGTTTTGCAATAGCATTAGTTTCCGCATGAAGAACTTCTGGTCGGGTAACCAGTTCTCTATTTTCTGGTATGTCCATCATAGGAGTACCATTGATTTCAATCACTTCTTCGTATTCACAATTATTGTCCCACCCCGCAGGCATACCATTGTAACCAATAGATATGATGCGGTCATCCTTTACTACGATAGCACCGACATGCAAACGCCGAGCGGAAGACAATTCTGCAAAAGTCTCGGCCGTCTTCATAAAGGCCTGAACAAATTTATGTTTCATTTATGCTCCAACTTTCTCTAACGATTCTTTTTTCATCCAAAAAGGACTAGGTTGTGTTTTTTCTCCAGGCAAGGATTTAAGCACAGCCATAAAAATAACTCCGTCAATTTCTTTGGTTTTCCACTGAGGCGAAGTATAGTATTCGTCTAGAGTTAGACGATTTCGCATTTTTACAAGATCAAAAGTTTCCATAATTTAAATCCAAGTGAGGTTGTTACTCACTTGGATTATGTCACATTACAGTTTACTTGGCAATAGAAGGTGTTGCATTGATACCAATTGCAATCTTTCTGGGTTTTCTTTCTTCTGGAATGACATTTTCAAGATTGATGACTAATAGGCCATCAACAACATTCGCTCCCTTAACGAGAACGGTATCTGCTAGTGTGAACTTGTGTACAAAATTCCGTGTGCCAATACCCCTATACAGATATTTTTCTGCAGCAGTCTTAATGTTCTTTACGGAACCAATAACAGATAATTTACCACCTTCTGTTGAAATTTCGATATCGTCGGCCGAGAAGCCTGAAATTGCAATCTCAATTGTGTACTCTGTGTCATTCTCCCGAATGATGTTATACGGTGGATAAGTTTGTTGTTTCGGAGTACCCAAATCGAGCAACCTATCGAATTCATCAATGGTGCTGAAAAGTCTATCGAAACCAACGGTTGCAGGAAGCAACGATTTGCCATATGCGGTCATATAATTCTCCTAATATCTAGCGAGTTTAAAAATTGTTACCCCGAAGGCATAACGGTTAAATCCAGCTTACTTTATACTGGGCCAACTAACGAGTGGCAGTGAAATTTCTCGGACTCCTTTTACCGTTAGCGTCAAAACGGCCCTAAGGTGGGCAAATAGGTGCAGTTTTATACTGGGCTGCAACCAGTTTCCCATCCCGATGAGATGTATTATTTAGCAGTATTGAACTTTTTTCCAATACTATATTTTGGTATTAATTCCCAATCATTCTTTTCTTTGTGTGAAATTATTTTTAATTGTGACAAAGAAACGGTAAGTTCTTTAGTCTTTTCTTTATTCACAATACTAATAAGTTCCCAATCTTCTAAAAGATTTGCTATAGTATTTCTTCGTGCAAGATCATTCTCAGTAATATCGGTAGGTTTACCATCAAGAGAAAATAACTCTTTGAAGTGTACAATATAATACTTGCCTTGCTTATGCAAGATGTGACAAGATTGGAATAGAATTTTTTCTTTCTTAGATGCTACACCGATACGAGTCAAGGTTTCTCTAACTTTGAGAAAATCATCTTGCTCCTTTAATAGCACCTCCACCATATTCTCTATTTTTGACATTATTTTTTCACTCCGCCTTTTTCTAATTTTTCTTTTATAAAAGCGATCTGATCATTATTAAGAATACTTATGGCCTCCTTTGCTTTTTCATCAGAGTATCCAAAATATTCTTTAATGCATTCCAAATCTTTTACGGTTTCTTGTTTATGCCAAGATTGAAACTTGCGCTTCATGGGCCGTATGGTATTTAGAAAATATTGGTATTGTAGTTTTCGCGGAGTCAAAGAATTCATATTCATCTGATTTGCATATAAAATGCAATCCATGTGATATGATAATGCACGGTTAACTAAGAAAGCATTGTAGTCCTTTTCATTGTCGAGAACATCTTTCTTTGTCTGCAAAATGCTAGGAATAATTTCTTTGAACAAGTCTGCCATTACTTGTATTCCGTGCTGCTATATTTCATCAATTCAGAAATTTCTTCTTTGGACATTGTATATACAGGAAATACTGCCTCTTGTCGGATAGGAATGCCAACCATCTTTACACCAAATCTAGTGGTATATTCAATAGTTTTAAATTCACTTGGAATCAAACGGTACACATGGCCATCAGCAAAATGTTTGAACTTAACATGTGGAACAGAAACAATATAAACAACGTCAACATTCCTACACTTACGCAACTGATTAGGACGGAAGGAGAAACAATTTTTGAAGACGTATGGTGATTCGGTCTTAACTTCAACCTTTTTGCCATCAACAAGCATATCTTTTTCATTATCGAATTTATTGATAGAGTGCTCAATTACTAAACCGGGAGTTAACCGGTTCAACATATTCGTTACGACCTTTTCACCCATCAAACCCAACTCACTCATTTTCTCTTCGCGTGTCATGTTATTCATAATATAATCTCCAATTATTTAAATTCACATTCAATCATAAATTCAGTCAAGCAAGCGACCAAATTAATTTCCTGATCTGCAACAAACGCAGATTGATATTGATACTTGGATAGAATCAATACCGCAGGAGGCACACCTTCAGGTTTCAAAAAATCATAAAGATTGTCATAGATTTTTCTAATAATTGATGATGCATCATTGTGCAAATTATTAGTAACCCACTTTCTAGCATTAGTGAAGTCTTTATTCTTAAGGGACCTCACAAGTTCGGTAATTTCAACATTAGAAATTGCTGCGAGAATACCTTTATCAATCTTACCTGTTACCGAATATCGCTGAAGTTCATTCAAGATTCTTCGATTGTCAGGAAAGTGCTTAGTGATTACCGCAGCAATAACTTCTTTGTCATACTCGACATTTTCTTGCTTGAGAATCCACTCAACTCTCTTAAAGAATTGTGAGGCCATCTTAGCCTTCTGACCATTCTCAATCTTGAATTCGACAACCGAACACCGAGAATGTAGTGGATCGATAATCTTGTTCTTGAAGTTGCAAGTAAAAATAAACGAACAGTTTGATGCAAACTCTTCAATGAAACTTCTCAATGCTGGCTGAACAGATTCGGGATTAGTATAGTCCGCCTCATCGATAATGATGACCTTTCGGCCACCAGAAAGACTCATTGAAGATGCATAGTTCTTGATTTTTACGCGGAAGGTTTCAATAAGGCGGCCCTCGTCCGAGCCGTTAATGATGATATAATCGCACCCGATTTCGTCGCAGAGTGCCTTTGCAATTGTTGTTTTGCCGACCCCTGCGGATCCAGCAAGTAGCAAATTTGGGATTTCTTTTCTGTTGACATATTCCTGAAATGTAGTTTTGATCGAATCTGGAAGAACACAGTCCTCAATTTTATGAGGGCGATACTTCTCTACCCAAAGCATTTGATTGCTTTCCATTCACATACTCCATAATATAAAAAAAACAAAATAACAAGTCTGAATATAAATTACTTAGATTCAGTTAGTCCGGTATAGAGTGCTTCAAATTCATTATCTTCAGCAAGTTCTTCTTGAAAGGAATTCTTGTGGTGCGCCTTAGCCAATCGACGAATAACTTTCTTTGGAATATTATGGGCATCGTTCATTGCTGACATAATATCTTTGATTGCTTCCTTATGCTGATCGATAATTGACATTTCATTTGAAATTTCATTCAAACAAGAGTAAATAGACTTTAGATCGTCTTCGTTAAAAGTGCCATATAAAGTATTAACAGTAGTCATTATTATCCTTCGTACTTAGAACCAGTTTCTGTAGTGATCCAATATTCAACTGGAACAGTTTTGTTCTTAAAGTGGCCGATACCCTTAGACGAAATGGTGAGGTCGTATGCACCCGGAACAAGTCGAAGATTTTCTGTAGCAAAGACCATACGATACTTTTTACCATTAGCACTAGCCACATTAATATCAGTGGAATTAACGTGTGATGCATCATCTTTTGCGTCGAATGTTTCGATTGAAACCTTTTCGCCATCTGACACAAATGCAATATTAGGAGAACTCAAGGCACTCGCCACTCGGTTAATCCACTCAAAGTCTTCAGCAGTAACGACGAAGTTAATCTCTGCTGCTGTCATATTGACTTTCTTATCTGGCGGAATCAAGATAGTTTCTTTTACTGCCTTTCGATACTTAATTCGACTACGACCGGCAAGAGCCTGAATAAGAATATTCTTATCGTCGAAGTCCAATTCAGGAGTATCTGAACGTTGTAGAGTAAGAACGCTCAAAAAGTTATTAAGATCATGAATGCCAAATTCTGTGTCGAAGTTATCCTTCAACTCAGCCCTAGCCAA